TATCAGTTGCGCCTTAATGATTTGTATGACCTATCTTCTACTTCTGTCATTCAGTATCAGATGGCTATGGATAACCTTGACCTTCTGGAACACATCCTTGTTGGTGAAACACCAATCCGATTTAACCAACACATGAACCGTCTATACATTGACGGTGATTGGACGAATGACTTTGTTGCGGGTGAAGACTATATCATTGCAGAGTGTTATCGCAAAATAGACCCAACAACATATACAGATATCTATGATGATATTTTTCTCAAGAGATATGCAACTGCTTTGATTAAACAACAATGGGGCGCAAACCTATCTAAGTTCAGTGGTGTTGCAATGCTTGGTGGTGTTACTATGAATGGCGAGACTATCTATTCACAGGCACAGGAAGAGATTAATAAGTTAGAAGAACAAATCCAACTTACATTTGAGTTACCAGTTAACTACATGGTGGGATAATACATGGCAGTAAATAAACATTTTCATACAAGTGGCGTGTCTGCGATTGCGACTGAACAATCTCTATATGCTGACTTAGTTGCAGAAGCTATTCAGATTCATGGCCATGATGTATATTATCTTGACCGCACATTCGTTGCCGAAGACACTGTTCTTGGAGAAGACTCATTATCCAAGTTCAACACTCAGGCTCCTATCGAAATGTATATGGAAGATTCTGGTGGTGGGTTTGCAGGAGAACGTGAGATTATGTCTCAGTTTGGTTTGCAGAATCTAAGTGAAGCAACCTTTGTTGTAAGTAAGACACGGTTTCAAGAAAAAACAAAACAGATTCAGATTGAAACAGAAACAGACTCAACATCTTCTGGTTCAATTCAATTGGAGTCTGGTACACTCTCGACATCTAAACTAGAGGGCGAGATATTTTACATTACAAATGAGACTGATGCAACTGATGCTGATAGGCCACTTGAGGGTGATGCAATTTATCACCCCACACTCAAGAAACTATTTGAGATTAACTTTGTAGATCACGATGATCCTTTCCATCAGTTGGACAATAACCCAGTTTACAAGATGCGATGCCGTCTGTTTGATTATGGTTCAGAAACACTTGATACTGGGATTGCAGATATTGACGCAATTGAAGATTCATTGGGTCTTTCAAGTTCACTACATCAGTTTACTCTTGAACAGGAAACAACGGCTACAATCAACCAAGAAATCAGAATTGATCATGCGACTAGTGATGGTAGCGGACTGCTATTGGATGAGACAGATAGCGACAACATTATTGGTGAAGATGAGACTGATTTGGGTGGTGAAAGTATCCTACTTGAAACTGGTGGTGATGAATATCTCATACAGGAAGACTATATAGTGGGTGATATGAGTACAGATAAAACAGCTCAGAATGAGTTGTTTGATACATTGGATGATACAGTACTGGACTTCAGTGAGTCGAATCCATTTGGTGATGCAGGGAGTGCAGATTAATGTTAGGGCAACAATTCTATCACGAAACAGTACGCAACGTAGTTGTAGGTTTCGGAACAATTTTTAATAACATTCAGTTAGTTCGCAAGGACAATGCTGGAGTAATTCAACAGACTATGAAGGTGCCTTTGGCCTATGGTCCAAGACAGAAGTTTCTTGTTCGATTGAACGATGATGCAGACCTTAGTAAAGCTGCTGCGGTTACGTTACCTCGTATTGGATTTGAGATTACAGGACTTACTTATGACCCTGCACGAAAATTAAATCGTGTTCAAAAGTTTAAGAAGGTTAAGGGTAACAAGGCAGACCAGTTGGACACGCAATATATGCCTGTTCCATACAATGTAAATTTTCAACTTTACATTCTTGCAAAACAGTCGGATGATGCTCTACAAATTGTTGAACAGATTCTTCCATACTTTCAACCAGACTACACGATCACGATGAATGATAACGCTGATATGGGTGTCAAAAAAGACATTCCTGTTATTCTCAACAGTATTTCTTATGAGGATGATTATCAGGGCGACTTCACCACAAGACGAGCAATCATTTATACTCTAGATTTCACTTGTAAGTTCTATCTCTATGGCCCGGTTACCTCTAGTAAGGTTATCAAGACGACACAGGTTGATGCATTTACTGATATGCCAGACACGGCACCCAAACGTCAACAGAGACTTACTGTTACACCAGACCCATCGAGTGCTGATGCAGATGATGATTTTGGTTTCAATGAGGTGACATCGTTCTTTGAAGACGCGAAAAGCTTTAATCCAGTTACAGGCGAAGATGAGTGACATGAGGATATATTATTATGAAAATTATTATACCATTCTCCGGCGGAGTTAATTCTACATACTCCCTTTATCGTTGGTTGAGTGAGACGGATGCTGATGTTCTTGCGTACCATTCAATTGACAGGTGGGAAAGCGAAGAGGCCAATGTAGAAGAGTTTAAGAGACTTGAAAAAGTAAAAGATTTTCTTCAACAAATTCGGGACTTTGATTTTCAAACATCAGAATGGCCATCAAAATATGTCGAACAACGAATTCCTATTAGGCCTGGATTTACAAATGGTACTTATGATATTGGAATTCTTCGACCACGATATGATGGATATGCAAAGTGGTGTGTTGAATCTAATGCTGATGCAATATCGATAGGATTATCGTTAGAAAATACAGCAATGGACTGTGGTTATAATACATTACGTTCTGTTGTTGAACAAGATGGTGTGGATATTTATTTAGCGGGAATGCCTGATTTGACACCAGTGGCAAAGGGTGCTGACTTTGATTGGGAAGAGGTTAGTAGAAATATGATTGGGCGGTTTGAACAATATGAATCGTTGCCAGAAGAGTTGCAAAAACTTACACAAAGACACAACATGTCAACTTGTGATGATGTTCATTGTCGTAGTTGTCAGTATCAACGCAGTTATGAAAAGTTTGTTAGTGATGGGAAAACAGGTCGAGACTTGGACTTGTTCTGTGCCAAACATGGTTGTTATGGCCCTTGGAGAGATCAAGCAGACCCAAAAACTTATTTGTATCGCGGCGGCCTAGGGAGGGACAAAAGTCTACCTTATTTGATTTTTAATTAAAATGTGTACGTTCAAAATAACTAATGATCCAAATGAAATTTTTATAGATAAGTATCTACAATTGGGTGGTCCTACCCTCAGTAATACTATAGAGATCGACGGTGTTTATATTACACACCATCTGTTAAGTCTAACTGGTGAGCTCACGCCACAGCCAGTGGAACGAGATGGTAAATATTTCCTACTGGTGGGTGAGTTTTATAATTATGATGTGTCTCTACCAAGTGACATATATTTTGGTATTGAGAAGTATCTAGAATATGGAGATAAGTTTACAGAACATTTGGATGGTGAGTTTTTGTTTATCGTCATTGATGGGGATGAGATAAATTTCTTTTCTGATCCTTGGGGCACAAAACAAATATATTATCATCAAGACGGAGATTATTTTTACTTCACAACACTACCTAACGATGTAAATGTTGTATATACAATCAGAGATGATTATTTGGATCGTTCTGACAAAATTTATAGGTTGCCTTGTAATAGGAAGTGTACCTTTAATGTTAATGGTACATTACACGTTATTGAAGATGAACTTATTAAATGGAATCTAGACCAGAATATAAATTCTCTAGAGGATGTTGATAAAACTTTCGAAGATGCAGTATTAAAAAGATGGTATCCAAATTGCACTTTGTTTTTAAGTGGGGGGCTTGATAGCAGCGCGGTTGCACTTTGTCTTGCTGATAACAAGAAAGAGTTTAATGTGTTAACAAATATGGTTAATCCACAATTTGAAGATCAGGATGTATTAGATAGTGTTATAAAATATTGTGGTAAACATATAATAAATTATCATCGTATTGAAGAGTCATCTGATCACTCACAGGAAATACCACCTAAACATCCTTTGACCGCTGAAATAAGAAGACAAACTAAGGAACGGTTTAATAGTAAAGTTGTTATTATGGGAAATGGTGCTGATGAAATATTTGATAACTATAGGACCAAAGAAAAATCTAACTTTGATGTTTGGCCAGATGATCAATCAACTATATTTCCTTGGGAACATTTCTATGGAGGCCAGTCAAGAAGGTTGTTAGATTATCATGAAACTTACAGTTTGCTTTATGGACTTGAACTGAGAAATGTGTTTTATGATAAAGCTTTGGCACAAGCTTGGTTAAATGTGGATGTTAATATTAAAAATATAGAATACAAAGTTTTTATGAAAGAGTATTTAAGAAAAAGAAATATTCCGATTACTAAATTTCCTCAAAGTGGTTTTGGTCATCAGTCTTGGCCAATTCATCCAACGTGGACGACGCCTAAGTCTGGACGACGGGCGAGGCCAATGTGGTGGACATATAAATAGAAATTGGGATTATTACGTTTATATAATTATATAAAGGAAAATTGAAAAATGAGTGACCAAAAAAATATAGAAACAGATCATGGGTATGTTACTGAACATCAAAAATCTGTAGAGAAGTCTAGAGAGGCCATCCATTCTATAGATAAATCACTTGAAGTAGTCGGGGATGTTATTCCACCAGAAGAATCTCTAAATCATATATGAAAATACTCATACCATTCTCCGGCGGAGTTAATTCTACATACTCCCTTTATCGTTGGTTGACTGAAACTGATGATGACATTGTTGTTCGATACGGAGTTGACCGTTTCGAAAACGATGACTACAATTCAAAAGAACTTGAAAGAGTTGAAAGTGTATCTCACTTCCTCAAAAAAGAATATCGTGATTTCAACTTAGAACTTGGCGAGTTTCCCAAAGAATATGTGGAGGAACGTATTCCAGTTCGAGCAGGATTTAAAAGGGGGAAGTATGATATCGGTTCTCTTAGACCACGTTATGCTGGATATATAAATTGGTGTTTCGAAACAGGTGCAGACGGAGTATCTATAGGAATATGTTTAGAAAATACGGCAACTCAAGGTTATGAAGTGAGTCGTCGGGAATCTGGTATTGAAAATATTGGTGTTGATATATATTTGGGTGGTGTAAGAGAGTTAATTCCAGTACCAATTGGTGATGATTTTAACTATGATGAGGTTGCAAAAGATATGGTGGGTCGATTTGAACAGTATGAGTTCTTGTCAAAAGAATTGCAAGACTTGTGTGTTAGATATAATTCAGATGGTCGTAATGGACGTGAATCAGCATACTGGCGAACGTATCAAAAATTTGTTAGTGAAGGTAAGACAGGAAGGGACTTTGATTTGTATTGTGCTAAACATGGTAGTTATGGTCCTTGGAGACATGAAGCTGACCCAGAAACTTATATGTATAGGGGCCAGCGCACGGGTGAACCAGGCGGAAAATTACCGTACTTAATTTATGTGGGAGATAATTGTGGTAAATGAAATAGATAAAGCACTTGGAGTAGTCGGGGATGTTATTCCACCAGAAGCATCTCTGAATCCTAAAGTTAAAATATCTGAGGTTTCTCGTTATCCAGACGACTTGCTTGATGATGATATTGATCTTGACTACAAGTATCAGAGAGAAAATTTCTATCGGTTGGTTGATCAGGGTTCAGCTGCTATTGAGGGTATCCTTGAACTTGCAAAAGAAGGTGAACATCCAAGAGCCTATGAGGTCGCGGGCCAGTTAATCAAGAATGTCGCAGAGGTTACTGAAAAACTTGGTGATCTGCAAGAGAAGATGAAGAAACTAAAAGAGGTTCCCAACAACGCACCGAAGAGTGTTACAAATGCATTGTTCGTTGGCAGCACTGCTGAGTTACAGAAAATGTTAAAAAATAAAGATGACTAAATCTAAAGTTATTTATTATCACGTTGATCAACACGACCAGCGGCAATCCACCCAACTTTCAAATCTTTGCGGAATTATTTCTCCATGTTTTAAATTGGGGTTTACTAATAATTTTGATATGAAATTTGATCCAGTTCCAGATATTCCTACAAACTTTACGCATACGTTTGATGACTTGGTTATTCGTAGAGCTATAGAGTTGTGGGAACTTGGTAAACCAATACGATTGTGGTGGTCGGGTGGTATAGACAGCACATGTGCATTAATAGGACTTTTACAAACTAAAAGAATGGGTGATCAACTTATAGTATATTTGTCAGATAAAAGTGTAGAAGAGAATCCAAAGTTTTATGATATGTTGGTGAGAGAAAAAACTACTTTCCAGTGGCACTCCCCTAAAAATTATATATTTTATAATTTAGAAAATTGGAACGGTGAAACTATTAATGTTAATGGTTGCGGTGGTGATGAGTTATTTCTTTCCATAACTGATCACATAGTAGATATGGAAAAATTTTTTAATATTAAGGATACGAATTGGAAAAATATACTGTCAGCATCGCTTAGCTATAAAGAATCAAATTCTATGATATTGGATATTATTGAGGAGTATCTTTCACTATCCCCTAATAATGTTGAAACATGTTGGGAATTATTTTGGTGGTTGTCTAGGACAATAGATGATAAATCTTCAATGTATATGTCAGTAAGATTTCTTGAAGACCCATCAGTTTATCATTTAGACCATGCTTTTTTCTATTCAAAAGATTTTGAGCTTTGGTCTTTATCAAATCCATATGCAGGCCATAATGGAACACCAAAGTCATATAAATGGCCGTTGAAAAAGTTTATTTATAATTTTGATAAAAATAAAGATTATTTGGACCACAAAGAAAAAGAATCATCTTTACCTTATATTTTCGAAAATACGCTTGCACCATTTGGATCAATTTTCACAGAACATCCCATTCGTAATAAAATTGTATATGAAGATGGAACATATGTCAGAGCCGTCTGGCCAGAGTGGGACTACGATGCAGTTGTCTAAATAGAACAAGGAGTCGATCATGTTTGAGTATCAATGTAAAATTGTCAAGGTAATAGATGGTGACACTACAGATGTAGATATTGATCTAGGTTTCGGTGTATGGTTGAAGAAACAGAGAATTCGTTTCTATGGCATAGATACACCTGAGTCAAGAACACGGGATAAGGAAGAAAAGGTCTATGGAATGCTGGCCAAGGAATTTGTACAGGATTATTTACCACTTGGATCAACACAAGTTTTACGAACCAAAAAAGATGGCGTAGGTAAGTATGGACGCATTCTCGGTGAATTCGTTGTGGATGATACAACACTAAATCAATTACTCATCGATACGCATAATGCGGTTGCATATTTTGGACAATCGAAGGAAGCTATTGAGGAAGAGCATTTGAAAAATAGAGAATTCATTAATGGTTGAAAGAACGTATCTGGGCAATCCCAATCTCAAGAAGGCCAATGTCCAACAGAGCTGGACTAAAAAAGAACTTGTTGAGTATCAGAAATGTATGGATGATCCTCAATATTTTATACAGAACTATGTCAAGATTGTCTCTCTAGACGAAGGTTTAGTGCCGTTTAAAATGTATGACTTCCAGAAGGAAATGGTAGGAACTTTTCATAGTAATCGTTTCACCATCTGTAAACTGCCTAGACAGTCGGGTAAGTCTACAATTATGATTTCGTATCTTCTGCACTATGCGTTATTCAACCCCAGTGTTAATATCGCAATCCTTGCGAATAAGGCTGCAACTGCGCGTGATCTACTGTCACGTTTACAACTTGCATATGAACATTTACCAAAATGGTTACAACAGGGTGTAATGAGTTGGAACAAAGGTTCATTGGAGTTAGAAAATGGTTCAAAAATTCTTGCAAGTTCTACTTCTGCTAGCGCGGTTCGCGGTGGTTCTTATAAT